TTGGTTTCGCTAAGGGTGCTGAGGCTCCGACCGGAGACTCCGCTCAGGGTATGCCAGTTGATGACTATAACTATAAGAATGTTTCTAGCCCCGCTACTCCGCCTGCTGCGGATACCGAGGAAGACGCAAACATAGACAATTCAACTGAAACTGCCCAACAGCCCCTTGAGGCGGGTGAGGCTACTAGCTACTCCGCCCTACAGAAACAAGGAGAGAATGGTATGATTCCGGGTATGGAAGAGAATGGTTCAGATGAATATCCTCAGGTAGAGGAAAACGGCGATCCCCAGCAGATGGACATGGCTTACATGAAGGCCCAGATGGGTGTTCTGGCTAAGGCCCTGACCGCTCTGACGAAGGCGCAGACCTCTACTGATTCCGCAGTTGCTGAGGCCGTTGAGAGCCAGATGCGGAAAATCGGATGGAAGGAAGCTGAGGCCGGTGGACGACCCGTGTCTCGAATTCTCCCTGATGATGGTGACCATCTTCAGAAAGCAGCAGAAATTGGTCAACAGGTCGCTGACGGCCAGTTTGACCCAGAAGCTGTTGTCGATCAACTTACCAAGATGAGTTATGCTGACATGGCTGAAATGCAGGTTAGTATGGCCGGTGAAGGCGATGCTCTTTCGGGCATCCTTTCCCAAAAGTAATTATAGGAGCAATATAGATAATGGCTACTAACCCATCTCTATTTCAGTACTTCAGTCAGGCGCAGCGTGGCCGTGGTTTGCTTGAGAACGTCTTCGGACCGGATTTCATGCAGAAGCAGTCATACTTTACGGTTGATTCCGCTACTGGAATTTTCAATGCCACATACGGACGCAAAGTGTGGCACGCACTAAACAACCAGACTCGATTCTGGAATGCCCTTCCCCGTGTGGTTTGGGGCAACAGCGTTGGTTGGCGTGTAAGGACCGACCGTGGTTCTGGGCGTTCTCGTCCGATCACGGAGGAAGGTCAACTGCCGACCGTGAACATCTCGAATATTGAGAATGTCCACTCCCTCCCGAGAATCGTCGGTACGACCTTCGGTGCCGCAGTGAAGGCAATCTTCACCGCCAACCTTGAGGGTGGTGCTGGAGACATTCTTGCGATGGAGCATGAGAACGCAGAAATTGACCACGTAAAGGAAATCAACGAGGAACTCCTTGCTGGTTCTGCTTACCTTGCTAGTGTAAGTGACACTCCTGCTGTTACGACCACTACCGTCCCGGCTTCAGTGGCTAAGAACTTCAAGGTTGGTGACAAGATTTCGATCTATGACACCTCCGCAAACGACTGGATTGTCACCACTGGTGTAGAAATTACGGCTATTGATACGACTGAAGGTGAGCTTACGCACGCCACGGCAGGCGTTGCAGTAGCGGATGGGGACGTTGCTGCGATTTACAGTCGTGCAGGTATGACTTCAATTGATGATATCGTCTGGCAAGACGGTGCAGCAGTTGGGGGTACGTCCCACGCTAACTACACTGCTAACGGTGGTGTACGAGCGTACAACCTAACGTATGCTGATCGGACTGCTGGCACTTGGAATGCAGGTGCTTCAGTTCAGTACAACGCTGGTACAGGCCGTGACCTGTCGTTGAACCTTTTGGACAACGCAATCATGAACATTCGCAAGAATGGTGGTGAGCCGAACCTCATCCTCATGGGTCATGACCAGTACTTCAAACTCGAACGACTCTTGAACTCGCAGCAGCGATATCTTGGTCAGGAAGAGTTTGAGGTTGGTGTTGGTGACGAGCGGACTTTCCCCGGTACCCGAACAGGTCTGATCCTTTCGACGTACCTTGGTATTCCGATCCTGACTGACAACGACGTTCCTGTTTCAGTTTCATCTGCGGATGCGGTTCTTGGCCAGAACGTCTACGTTCTTGACACGGACTCCATCGAGATTGCTGTAGCACAGCCGACTCAGTACGTAGAAAACCGTGACTACTTCGCTGCTAACAGCTTAGTTGTTCGTGGCCTTCTCTACACGATGGCTGAACTTCGGTGTCGCAACATTTGGCACACCGCCAAGATTGCTGACCTGAACACGTAAGGTTAAAGACTTACAATCCGGTGGCCCTGCTTCGATAATTCGGGGCAGGGCCACCTTTATATAATGTAATGTAATGTAATGGTGAATAATGCGAAGTGTATATACCGATGGGGTTTTGCAGAGTTTGGATATCCATACTAAAAGAATGATCGGAGAAGTGATGAATCTAATGGAGGCATCACTACCGGACATTACTGCAACGACAGCTTTAAAGAAATCTATAAAGCAAGCCATGTGGCGTACAAATCGAAATGTTCAAGATGACGTGACTAGCATGTCTTTCACAAATGAGGACAAAATATAATGGCTAAACATACTTTTAAAATGTCAGATGTTACAGAGGATACCCGAGTACTAGCTCGTTCTGCTCTAGGGTATGACTGGAACTACTATGCTGACGATGAGACAATCATCTTTGGTACTGGCAGCGATGCCACAATTGCGTGGGATGGCAGTGCCTTGCAGGTCACATCGGCTGCTACTGAGCATTCTGGTACTCTAGCAGTTGCTGGCGCAACTAGCTTGGGAACTACTGCTGCTATGACTGCGGGAACA